GGAGGCTGACCACGCTTGCTTGGCGCTGGCCCCGACTCCGCGGGCCCCAGCGTTAGATTTGGGGATGGGTGGTCTGGCAGTTGGCGTTACGACTTGTTCGACACGACTCTCGGGCTGTGCCTCGGCCGTGAGCTCTTCACGAAGACGCGCGCGCTCGGCCTCTCGCCAAGCGTTCGGATCTCGATCAAACTCCTCGCGCTCTTTCAGCGCGGTGGCTCGCTCGTAGAGAGTCTCAGCCGGATTCGGCGTGGCGAAGATCTCGCGCCACATCGAAGGGTCGCGGCTGGCCCTCTCTGCGAAGTAAGCCTTCTTCTCCTCGTAGTCGGCGTGGGCCTTGCGGGCATAGATCTCGCTGACATCGGCGCGCGTGCGTGCGGCCACGGCTTCGACATCAGGGACGAGCTCTTTGACGTACGCCTCTGGATCGTCCCAGAACGTACGCTTCTCCTGCTTCGGTTCGGCTGACTGCGGGGCCTCGGCTTTCGACTGACCCTGCTTGCGCAACAGGCCAATCTCACCCTCGAGACGCGCGAGCTGCTCGCGGGCCTCCTGCCACTGCTTGCGCGCTTTCCGCTTATCTCCGCGAGAAGCAGCAAGCGCCTTCTTCAGCCCGTCGAGATTGTCAGGAACCGGCTCGTCTTCTGAGTCATCCGCCTCGCCCGCCTTCACGGTGGGCTTGGGTGCTTCTTTGGCCTTGGCCTCTGCCGGCTTTGCAACAGGCTCGGTGTTGGCTTCGACTTCGTCGCTCGCGACAGACGTGGCTTCACCAGCGTCGTCGTCGGGCAGCGTCTGCACGGACGGCTCATCAGCGAGTATCGAGTCCATTGACCTCAACGCGCTCTCCATCGCCCGTAAAGCCGGCGGCGCATGACCCAGTGCGTCACGCAAGGGGTCGTGGGCATGTGCCCTATGTCACACTACACTACATGTATTGCACATGCAATACGTTAGGTGCTATGGTGCGCTGGTGTAGGCCGAGAGCCTCAAGGAGACCCGCTCAAATGACCAAGTTCCTTCGCAGTCTCGCGGCCGTTGCCGCTATCGTTGCAGCCCCGCTGAGTGCTTTTGCCGCGAAGACCCAGGCCAGCCCTGGTTCGTTCAAGGCGGCCGGTAAGACCGGCTACGTGTACGGGCGTTCAGATGGCGTCTATCAGGAGGAGAACACCAAGGCGCCGTACATCATCGAGAACGGCACCCCTGCCCTGGCCGCTGGCTTCGGCTACTCCGAGAGCTTCACCCCTGGCGTGTACGCCGCCGTACCCTCAGCGCTTCTGACGATTGCCGGTCTGGTGCAGTCAGCCTCGGCGCAGCAGCTCGACATTGGTTACTTCGGCCCTCACGCCTTCATCTTTGGTCAGTCCACCGCGCAGACGATTCTGCCAGTCATGGACTCGATCGGGCTCGATATCTCAGGCGACCAGGTGAGCGCCGAGGCCTACGAGATGTTCGCCGGCATCCTGGGCGCCAGCGGACGCCCCGCCGTCGTTGGCTATGACCCGGCGTTTTACTTCTGCGCCACCATCGCGGTAGCGGACGCCTCGGGCGCGAGCGATCTTCATGTCGGCTGGCGCTCGGCGACCGAAACCCAGGTCAAGCTCATCACGAGCTACTCGAACTACGCCACCATCGGCATCGAGGGCACCGCCAACCCCAACACCATCTACACGATGACGGGGAATGACGGCACCGACGCCAGTCTCGACAGCACGCTGACTTGGGCCGATGCCGCTGAAAAGAGGCTCTGTACGCTGGTTAGCGCCACAGGCGCGGTCACCTATACGGTCGATGGCGTCCTTGCGACGTCGACCGCCTTTAGCTTCGACGACGGCGACAGCTTGATCCCGTTCATCGCGGCCGAGCAGAGCGCTGACCTCTCTGGTGCCATCGACGTCACCCTCTGGGAAGTCGGCTACAGCGACTAATCGCAAGACCTCCTCACCCACATAGACCGGGAGGTCATTCGTGGCTCAGCTAGATCCGAGTCGTTACAAGAGGCTGTCCAAGGCGCTCGATTACGGCGTCTCTGATGGCTTGTACTGGGACAACACCAACAGCGAGATGGTGTTGGTCATCGACGACACCGTTAAGCTCAAGGTGCCGCTGTCCCAAACGGCGAGCCGCTCGATGGTAAGCGACGGCACCGACACCGAACTAACCGCACCCGGCGGTGCGGCCATTGGGCTCACTGGCGACGGCAAGGTCCTTATCGGCAACGGCACGACGGCGGCAGAGCAAGCCATTTCTGGCGACGCAACGCTCAGCAGTGCCGGGGCCCTGACCGTCGCTGACGTCACCGTGGGCTCTGACGCCACCGGCGACTTGCTCTACAAGTCAAGCGCCACGGCGCTGGCCCGCCTAGGCATCAGCACCGCCGGCAAGTTCCTGCGCGTCAACGCTGGCGCCACGGCTCCGACGTACGCCGACGACTGCACCAGCCTCGACTTCACCACCGAGCGCGAGGTTCCGCTCTTCGCTAAGACCACCGGCGCCATCAAGACAGCGGCGAATGCCCAGCAAGACTTTTTCTGGGTCGGCAGTCCGGCGCGCTACTTCGAGCTCGCGCAGGGCGTCGGGGCACTCGGCGCCAACACGCTGCTTGCAGCCAATGGCCTAACGCCGAGTACATCGGGGTGGCTGCTTACCCTGGACAACACGGCCACCGACAGCCTCGAGATCACCGAGGGTATTGTCCTGGGCTCTGCGCGCTCATTCGTCGCCGGCACGTCGGCAGCGTTCAAGATGCGCTGCGCCTTCCTGGTGACGACACGGGCGAACATCACCCATCTGCTGATGGGCTTTCGCAAGCTCGGCGCCTACGTCACAGCCAGTACGCTGGCCGAGGCCCAGACAGCCTACGACGACAAGGCCATGATTGGCATCAAGGACAACGCCGGTGTGCTGTCGACCGAGACGTCGCTTGCCACCGTCGATGTGTCGACAGCGCTAGCCCATGCGGCGGCCGTGGACGGTGACATCCTGGCGCTCGAGGTCCTGGTCTCGTCGGCTGGCGTCACGACCTACAAGCTAGGGACGGCCACCCCGGCCGGATCTACGGCGGCCCAGATTCAGGCGGCGGTGGCTGCGGCCTATGCGGCGCTGGCGGTCGACGGGAGCGCAGTGGCCTACACCTTCGGCGCCGTAACGGTGGTCCCGTCTATCATCATCGGGGCGTCCGGCGCGTCGGCTCCTGACGTCAAGCTCGTTAACTACTTCTGCGGCCTGCAATAAGCCGTGGCATACACGGCGCCTGACGAGTCAGCCGCTTCGGCGCCCAAGGCCGAGGCGGTTGACCTGCCATCCCTATCCGACCGCATCGAGTGGTTCGAGGACTGGGAAGAGAAGACCCGCAAGAATCGCGAGCTCGCTCGTCAGGACCGCGACTACTACGACGGCAAGCAGTGGTCGGCAGAAGACCTGCTGGCACTGAAGGAGCGGCATCAGCCGCCCATCGTAAAGAACCGCATTGCCCGGAAGATCAACTTCATCCTCGGCGAGGAGATACGCAAACGTGTTGATCCTGTTGCCCGTCCTCGCACGCCACAGCACGAGGACAGCGCCCGTGCTGCCACGGACGCCCTTCGCTACATCGAAGAGGAGCAGAAGTTCGACCAGGCCCGCTCTGCCGTCCTCAAAAACATGCTCGTCGAGGGCATGGGTGGCGCTATCAAAGAGATCGAGCGCCAGGAAGACGGCCCCTCCAAGCACCTCCTGACCCACGTCGAGTGGGACCGCCTATTCTACGACCCACACTCGCGACGTCCTGACTTCAGCGACGCGAAGTATCTCGGCATCGTCATCTGGAAAGACCTGGACGACGCCCTGCTTGACTACCCGGACGCCGCCGATGACCTGCAAGCGGCCATCTCGCGTGACGTCGGGCCTATCGACGAGACGACCGAAGACACGCCGCGTCGCTGGAGCGACAAGCGGCGGCAGCGGATCAAAATCGTCGAGATGTATTTCCGTATCGGCAAAGACTGGTACCGCTCTGACTTCACCAAGGGCGCCGACCTCATGCCGCCCGAGCGTACGGCCTACCTCGATGAGAAGAAGCGCCACAGCGCCTGCCCGTTGAAGATGGCCAGCTGCTACATCGACGCCGAGGGCATGCGTTACGGTGTCGTGCGTCAGCTCATCTCGCCCCAGGACGAGATCAACAAGCGCTCGAGCAAAGCGCTGCACTTACTGAGCGTCCGCCAGGTACTCGCCGAGCGCGACTACATCCTCGACCCGAACAAGTTCCAGTTGGAGCTCGCCAAGCCGGACGGCTTCATCGAGGTCGAAGTTAACGGCCTTATGGAGAAGCGTGTCGAGATCATGCAGACCGGCGACCTGGCGAACGGCCAGGTACAGCTGCTGCAAGAGGCCAAAGCCGACATAGACGCCATCGGCCCGAGCTCGGCGAATATGCCAGACCTGCCTGAGTCATCGAGTGGCCGGGCGTTTCTGGCGCGGCAACAAGCTGCGTCGCAAGAGCTCGGGCCCGTCTTCGATGCTCTGCGCAACTGGACCCTGAGCATTTACGAGCTCGACTGGCTGTGTGCTCGTCTCGAGTGGTCCGAAGAGATGTGGCTGCGCGTCACCGACGACCAGGAGCTTACTGGCTATCGCTTCGTGGCCCTGAATCGCCGCATGTCGCGCGCCGAGCGACTCGAGGAGCTGCTCGGCAAAGACGTGCCGCTCGAGCAAGCCATGGGCACGGCCGCGGGCAATATGGCGTCGCTCATCATGGTGCAGGCCCAGCGCCAGCTTGCCGGGCTCGGTCAGGTGCCGCCCGAGAAGCAGCAGGAAGCGATGACCGCGCTACTTCTGCGCCACCCGATGATGGCCGAAGAGGTCACCGAGAACCAGGTCGACCAGATGCTGGTGGACATCATTGTCGACGAAGCACCGGAGAGCGCGACGATAGCGCAGGAGCAGTTCGAGGTCTGGACGCAGCTAGCCCCGTCGTTGATTCAGGCTGGCTTCGACCCGCGCGAGGCTGCAGCCACTACGGTTGAGCTGTCGGAGTTCCGTAACAAGCGCAAGGTGCTCGAGGCCCTGCGCAAGCCGCCAGACCCGCAAGCCGCCCAGATGCAACAGCAGCAACAGATGCTGGCCATGAAGGGCGCCGAGGCTGGCGTCCAGGTGCAGATGACCCAAGCGCAGCTCAATGCAGCCAAGGCGGCAGCGGAGCAGGCGAAGGTCCAGATAGCTGGAGCCAAGGCGCCGAGTGAGATCGAGAAAAACCAGGCCTCAGCCATGCGTGACGCGGCGCAGGCTGGCGAGAAGGCGGCCGGTGGTGCGGCGCCGATGGAGACACAATGGCAAAGCTAGCTCGTAGGCGGTTGTACAAACCCGAGCGCGCCCCGGCTCGCACCAAGGGCACCATCAAGGCCGGCAACCAGGCGCCCATTGCGCTGCAGGACGCCAACACGAACGAGATCTCACTGGCGCTCTTTGCCCTGGCCCGTGAGGCTGGCGTCACGGTCGGCCGTGGCGGCTCTTACGACGCGTTGAAAGACCTCTACACGGTGGTCGGCAAGTCAGTCGCCACCGGCAAAGCGCAGGACTTCACGGTGCAGGGCCAAGAGGTCGCGGACGTCATCATGATCGCGCGGATGTTCAACGGCGGCGTGTTGGAGCGGGTGGCTGGCTAGTCCGTGGACCTAATTGGCATCATCATGGCCGTTGCCGTGCTGATCAACGTTTTGCTCGAGCCTTGGCCCGACGACCCTTGCGAGCCGGAGGGTAAAGACTGGCTGCTTCTTCAGCAGTCACCCACCGCGCAGGCGCCCATCGATCGTACTCTGGCCGACTAAACACGCTGTCCCAGTTGCGCCGCCATTCATCTGCGCTCACCTGCGTCGGCCGGCGTGTCGAGCCTTTGCCGTTCATTGCGCTGCCCTTGGTTTAGCGGCCGCAGATTGCCACTTCGTCGCCTTGCACATCCATTTGGACAAGCGCATCGCATCTACAGCGTCCAGCCACGCCGGTCCCACATAAAGCAGCCGCGCTAGGTTGTTGCTGCTGTCATACTCGAGACGCGCCTCCGCGAGGTACTTGCCTGTCGCACCATGTCGCTTGAGCGGTTTTGGTTTTCTCATCTCACCGGCCTCGGTTGCGGGTCCACGGGCGCCTCGCCACGTCGCAGCACAGGCGCCCTGTGACACCCATCGTGCCTATTGCGCTGCGGGACAATGATAAAGCCCCGCGGTGTCTCGCGGATGTCGTATTCGTTCTCGTCGCCGCATAGTTGGCAGACGTAGCGGCGCTCGGCGACGTGCCGCATGAGGTGGCTGTTGTGAGTGAGGCGGTCGAACATGGCTAGACCTCACTCTGAGCATCGCGCATCTCTCGTGCGGCGTTCTCGACGGCGGCGCGCCGCAAGGCATCGACATCATCCA